CGCGTTATAAAAAGAGAACAGTTGGTTCGACATTTGTTCGAGACCGTACTGTCCCGCTTCTTCGTCAGTGCCTTCAAACTTGTTGCCGTTGTAGGCTTCGTAAAGTATTCGTGACGACGCGCCCCATGTGGGATCAACCCGGAGTTCGTTCTCAGCAAACTCCCGGTCCTCTTGCTGGACCTCGCGAATCATCCGCGCCTGATTCTGTTGCAGTGCGAGTTGGCGGACGGCTACTGGATCAAATTCATCAGTCATCGTCGAGTTCCAGAAGGTTGAGTAATCTTTTAAGGTAGCCGATCTCCGCATCTTCATCGGGGTCGGGTTCCTCGATCGGAGTGATCCAAGACGTATCAACACCGGCATCGTTCATCATCTCTAACTGTTGTGCTCTTAGATTGTCTGGCAGAGCATTTATTTTTTTCTTGGTCCACGGAACGCCACTGGGACTCAGGTGCCGGTAATCGTTAAACCAGTCGTCTAGTGCTTTCTTTTTCGCGCCTTCCGCTAAACTTGTCGCCCTACGCTTTTGAAGCGTCTCTTGAACCCAATTAAACGCATACGCGGCTTTCTGACTGTCTGGGATTTCTTGTTTGCTGGGATCATTAGGGACGCTCCCATAAAGCAGGTCCCTGAGTAAGAACTTGTCTGCGAGGAAAGCGTCATGCTGTTTTTTTCTTTCGTCACTTGCGTTATATAAAAAGGATGACATCGCTTCTTCAGATGAGGGTAATTGGTGGAATTCCCGCAACCATGAAATGGCTCGCTTGCCTTCCGGTTCGGTTTCCCACATCAACTGTCCCTTCATCTTGGCTAACTTTCTTGTGATCAAGTCAGTCCTTTCTTCCTTCATAAGATCGGTACGCGATGCAATCTCCACTAGGTCGTAGCCATCCAAGTTTTCAGCAATGATCGAATACGTTACCGGGTTGGGTTCGAGCGCCCCTGCCTTCGATGACTTGAAAACAGTCAGCATCGCGTTCAGGTGTTTGGACTCCAGCGACGGATTTGCTTCAAAGAAATCGTAGATGCTTTGCTCTTGATAGCCGGGAGTCTGGATAATGTTGATCAACTCCTCCGCGACTGAGCGTTCGGTCGCCTCATCGATTTCCGCATCGATGCGGTCCTGTAACTTGAGCGCCTGATTAACAATTTTTTCCTGAGCACTCTGATCAAGCCACTGAAGGTAAGGTGCGTCCTGTTCGTTTCCTTCTAACTGAACGCGGGTAATGATCTGATCCAGTTCCATCGAATTGTCTTTATGGGTTGCAAGTTCTGCGGCCCAGTAATCAGTGGACAATTTTTTGTACGCGGTTTTCTTCGCGTCAAACAATTGCTCGCCGGTCATCGACATTCGCGCATCCACGCCTTCGATAATTTCATCGACTTGAACGAACGTCGTAGCCTCAAAGAGTCGTGACTGAACTTCACCCTGCAAATACTCAATGTGTTTGGTGTGGCGATAGTTCTCTATCTGGTTGTAAGTGGTAGTGAGATCAGCATTGGCGGCGGCGAGGAATTTATTTCGATACCCAACATGGTTAATGGTTGCGGCATACGCCTTGATATTTTCCTGAGCGTCCTTCACATAGTTTTCCGACATATGCGGGAACGCCGGTACAAACTCATATTTCCCTTTCTTGTCCGGGTTTGGCATCAGGAAAGGTTCAGACTTGGCGGAGTGAACCTGCGTGCGGTTGTACAGTTCAAACGAGGACTTGGCCTTTGCATACTCGCTCGCACCGTCCGCTTCGCGGAAAGCCTCGTAGATGTCATTCCCCGCATCGACAACTGCGTCGGTGATGTTCACCTTTGAGGCGTGAGCCTGTGCAACCAGTTGTGACGAGACCTGACCCGCGCTCGCGTCCACCAAATAGGCTCTCGTGTCGCGCTGTCCCGGTTGCATTCTCCCGGCGCTTTGCTGGGTAATCGTCTGTCGATAAGCACCGCCCAACGAAACCGGCGACTGATTTTGATATTTAGGGACTCTCATCAATCCACACCCGTTGCGGCTGAGATGGCCTTGTTACTTGCCTGTTGGAAGCCTTGGATGAGGCGCGTCGTCGCTTGGTTTCTGTAGTTCATTGAAAGAAGTGATCCGCTACGGGTCATTGATTTGGCGTTCAGTTCTGCGTCACGCAGTGTGCCTGCCGCCCTTGATGCCGCGTCCTCGCGCATCAGGGTAGCGTTAATGCCTGCCTGCGCCACCATGAGACCAGCCTGCTGACCACCCTCCATCTGAGTGAGGTAGGCACGCTGTGATCCTTCCGCCGCGATCTTCGCGGCTCGCATCTTGCCGGTCATACCCAACCATTGCGCCTCATTGCGTGCGTCGTCCGCGATACCGACCAGCACACTCAGATGACTGCCCGTACCGACACGCACCCCAGAGGCTCCCTGAGCCGCTCTCGCGGTGCTCTTGGTTTCCTCCGCTCGAATGGACTGCCTCCGCAACGCTTCGAGTGTCTCTTTCTCCGAGATGCCGACATTCATCAGCGTCGTATCCATGTGCGCGTTGGCGTTAGCCATGGCAAGTTCAAGAACCGATTCAGCGTTGAGGTTTGCCGTTTGCAGAACCGCATCGGCATTGAGACCTGAGATTCGTTTTATTTCTGATGCGTTTGTTTTTGATGCGGCGAGAAGATCGCGTGCGTTCAGGCGACTATTCTCTTCCGCCTTCTTAGCGGCTTTCTTGTTTTGCTTGTAACCGTAGTAACCGCCGACTAAGTCAAGAAGAAGTGACATTGCGCGTTACCCTGAAGACACGGAAATCGTGCCGAAGATGGAAAGAATGTGTGTGGGACCGGGAAGGTCTTGTGTCACTTTTATGCTCCCGCTGTAGTCGTAACCCGTGTCGTGAATTCTCACGTCGCCGGTCGTTCGTGGTTCAGGGACACCCATCCCGGTGCTCGGACTGCGAACCGGCGGCATGATGTCGTTGACCTTTGGATTGAAAGAGTCGTGCAGGCGTACCCAGATTTCATTCCAGCGTTTCTTTCTGCCTTGCGCGGTGCCTGCCGGGTTGCCTGCCTCGACCGGCAGTGTCTCAAGGGTGCTCGTGTACTTGAGTCCGATGTCTGCTTTGGATACGGTGCTGGGCAACGTGATCGCACCAGATGAAATCACCTGATCCGGGTACACCGAATCGTCGCCACGGACCTGCACGGTCTTGCCTTCAAGATGGTTGAGGCCAGAGATGCTGGCCGTCGCACTGCCCGAGTACGTCAAGCCGCAATCGACGTTGATGTTGGGGCTGAGATATTCGACGTATCGTTTCGTGGCGCCGCCGATGGTACGTTTGACCGCGACCCAGACCTCGTCGGTGGTGGCCTGCGGGATGCTGGCGACAGACTCATACTCGCCATCCGTTGTGTGGCGATGCCATCCGATGACGCCACGCGCTTTGTCGTAGGTCATGCCCAGTAGCACGCCGTCGTTACGGATCGACCAGATGATGCCATCCGGCACCGCCTGATACGCCATCTCCTTGATGCCGCCGGTCGTGATGTGTTCAGCCAAGAACGCCAAGTCCTCGGACTCGTAGACGTCTTGTGACCATGTGTATTCATACGAGCGTATCTTCGTACCCGTGCCATCAATGAAGAGTGTCTGATAGCCAACGTGCCGGGGTTGTTTGTTCAGGCCACCGTATGACGTCTGTCGTGTTACCTGTACGTTGCTGGGCGTCAGTGCCGCGGTGCCGCCGGAAACCTTGAACTCGCCACCACTGGTCCCGATGATCAGGACCTCAGTCGAAGACATCCACTGCACGCGGTTCACTTTGTATGACGCGATCTGGTATTCGAGCGCGTCGTCGTCACCAGTGCCGATAGTGAAGTTCTCGAAGTTGTCAGTCTTGCTGGCAAAGATAGTCTGCGGTTTTGCGGTGGTGCCGCCAAACCAGAGACGCTGTTGATGAAAGGTGACTGCTGTCGGATAACCATCGGTCGCATCCCATTTGGGCGCGGTAAAACTAACGTCGGTCAAGGTCCAACTGGTATTGGATACCCGTGCCAGTTTGCGTGGGTTGTGGCTGTTGTGAACGATGTACAAGACGTCCGCTGACTGCGCGACCTGTATGTCATCGAGTTGTGCTTCCGTGTACGGTGTCGCAAGTTCTACCGGAGACCCACCGCTTTCGATGCGTCCGTTCTGAGTATAGAAGCGCATATACTGATCCCCGAATTCGAGGATGTAGGATTGTGCGCGGCTGAACTCGAAACGAATAAGGCGCACCTTCTTGGCGCTGTTCTTTACTTCAGCGACGAAGTACGACCCCGGCCTACGCTGTGCGCCGCCATAGGGTTTGATCGTAAAGTTCTCGCAGGTCTTCAGTGCGTTCTGGAAACGGTCGGTGTCTGACCTGCCGTTCAGGAAAGGCGACAACTCCCCCGAGAGGAAGTTTGTTATTTGGTGATTAGCGCGTGCCATCTACCACCACGCTTTTCCAAAGCGAATGCCGTTGTGGGTTACACCCGCACGGACTTCTTCGAGTTTGGTATTCACCCAGAAGTCGCGTGACGATTCGACGTTATCCACGGTGCGTGCTTCATCCAGTTTGGAGAGGTACAGCGCCCACATCTGCTGTTGCGCTTGGTTCGACTGGATGATGGCGTATGACGCATCCGCCGCAAGGCGTGCGCTGATGGTCGATGCCAACAGTGGATCAATGTCCGCGACCGAGGCTGGCTTTCCGATGTAACGGATTTTGCAAGTGGAAGCGTCGGTCAGGATGCTTCGTCCTTCAATCTTCCACTGATCGAGTGAGTTCGTCTCCTCCATGTTGAGGACCCGCAAACAGTAAGGGTCGGTCGGCAATGGATAGGAGTAGTCAAACTGAAACGCTGGTGTGTCGGTAGACGCCACCAGTTGTGTCCTGTGGGTCAGGCAGTTCCAAGTAAAGGCACGCATCACGGATTCTGCGGAGCCGTCGTAAATCTGCGCCATGATCTGGGACTCGGTCGTCCCATCGGCCAAGGACGTTATCCGATCCGCGCCGAGATGCGTGAGTGCGTCGTTGATGATCGAGATTTTTGAAAACGCCATTTAAGAATTCCTGAAAGGATCAGGGGCCCCGAAGGGCCCCATCACCAGTTGATTAGGCTTCGTGAGCCTCGATGGAAACAACTCGTGCTTCTTCAACGCGGGTCGCCTGCATGGCGAAGGCCATGTAGACCTGCCAACCATACGACTTGTCA